TCAGGTAAAAGTGTAGAGGATATAGTCAAGAGCTATCAAAACTTAGAACAAGAACTTGGACGTAAGAGTCAAGAAATTGGAGAGTTAAGAAGTTTATCAGACAGTTTTCTCAAAGCTGAAATATCTAGAAACGACGGACAGACAAGTCAAGCGACACAAAACTCAAACAACGAAACAGAAGAAGATTTCTTTGAAGACCCCAATAAAGCGGTCAATTCTTTAATAGAAAACCATCCTAAGTTTCAAGAATTCCAACAGTTCCAAGCTCAACAACAACAAAATACGAGTAAAGCACAGTTGGAAAAGACTCATCCTGATTACATAGATATTGTACAAGATTCAGGATTTCAAGATTGGGTACAAGCTAGTAAATTTAGAACGGACTTATTTAAAGAAGCCGATGCTTATAATTATGATGCAGCCGATGAATTACTTACGCACTGGAAAGAGCGTTCTGTAATTGATAAAACTGCAGAAGTAAAAGAACAGCAAGAAGCTACAAGAAAGAAAGCTCTAAAATCTAGTAAGACTGAATCTAGAAGTTCTGCTGAAACTACAGCAGGTAAGAAAACATATCGTAGGGCAGACCTAATACGTCTAAAAGCAACAGACCCTAATAGATATGCAGACTTAGCTGATGAAATATACAGTGCCTATGCTGAAGGTAGAGTCAAATAATTTGATTATACTATAACACAGGAGTAATATTATGGCTACAGGTGTCATCGGCACTAACCATCAAACGACTACTACTGCTGCAAATTTTATCCCAGAAATCTGGTCAGATGAAACTATCGCAGCATATAAGTCAAACTTGGTGGTAGCTCCCCTAGTTACTCGCTTGAATCATAAAGGTAAAAAAGGTGATACTATTCACATTCCAACGCCGACTCGTGGTTCTGCGACTTCTAAGGCAGCAAATACAAAGGTAAAAATTCAGAGTGATACTCACGGTACTACCAATCTTTCGATTGATAAGCACTATGAATACTCTGTATTAATTGAAGATATCACAGAAGTTCAAGCATTGAGCTCTCTCAGAAAGTTCTACACTGACGATGCGGGCTATGCTCTCGCTAAGCAGGTGGACACTGACCTACTAAATCTTACTGAAGGTTTACAGGGCGGTACTGTAGGCGGTGCAGCAGCAGCTTCTTGGGAAAAAGCGTACATCGGTTCAACCGGTGCGACTTTATACACTGGTAACTCTTCTAACGCAGCAGACATTACAGATGCAGGAATCAGAGCATTGCTACTGAAACTTGATGATGCGGATGTACCAATGGACAATCGTTCATTAATCATTCCACCAATCTGTGCTAATGATTTGCTAGGCATTAACAGATTCACTGAGCAGCAGTTCATTGGTTCTGGCGATGCTATCCGTACTGGTAAGATTGGACAAATCTACGGTGTAGACGTGTACATTTCATCTAACTGCCCTACAGCAGCAGGTAACTCTGATACTGATAGAGTAGGTGTATTACTACACAAAGATGCAATCGCTCTGGCTGAACAGGTTGGTGTTCGTTCACAAACTCAGTACAAGCAAGAGTACCTTGGAGACTTGTTTACTTCGGACACTATTTATGGTGTTGGAGAAATGAGAAATAACGCAGGTGTTGCGTTTGTAGTTCCGGGCTCATAAGTTAATTGAGCAGTAGCCCTTTCTCACGAGAGGGTTACACTGAATTAATTAGGAGTTATTATGCCTTTTTATGATTTTGAATGTAAGAACAAACATACTACAGAGATGTTAGTATCTTACAGTAAAAGAGAAGAGACTCAGATTTGTGAGGAATGTGGAGAACCTGCTCACTATAAATTAAGTTTTTGTACTAATTTTCAATACGGTAGCAACTATAGTTCTTTTGCTGCTGATACTCATAAATGGAATATGAGAGAACAGAAAAGAAAGTCAATGACAGAAAGTCAACGTAATCAATCTTACACGGGATAGTATGGCTAAAAGAAAACACATTAGTTTATTTGAAGACTCTTCTAGCAATCTAGAGTTAGAGGCGTTTAAAAAGAAAATTAAAAAACTATATGATGAAATCTTAGAGCGTACATATAAGATAGAAAATCCTGGGGCTAGCCCTGAAGAAGTGGCAGCTTATGTAGAAGAAAACGGTTTAGAGTTTCCTGATGATAGTATAGACGAAGAAACTAATGAAATAGATAACTTAATGGAAATGTTAGACGGTCTTACTGAAGATGATATACTAGAGTCAGCTCAAGATTTATCTACAGAAAACAAACCAAAAGAATACAAAGGTACAGAACCTTCTTCTAAGTCTCACGAAGCAGGTCTTAAAGTAGAGACAACAGAATATAAAGATAGGATGGGAGGATTGTTTAGTGTTAAGACAGACGAAAGAAAGAGAACAGTTACTAAAGCACCTCAGATTCCTACCGGCAAGAGTATTAAAAGAGATACTTCCACGGCTCACCAAATAGCTTTTGCTCCTTTAGTAGAGCAATTTAAAGTAGAGCTTAGAAGTTTATCTGAAAGACAAGCAGCAGGTGTAAGACATTTTAGAGAGGGATTATAGTGGGCAAGAGACTACCTTGGAGAAAGCAAAAAACTCTAGCTATGTTAGCCAACAGAAGGCAGTTTCAAAGAGAGTTTGATGTAAATGAATCTTCTGCTTTAGAAATAGAAATCGAACAAGGTGGTTATTACATTATTACTGAGACATCCTCAAGTGCTACACCTAACTACATTATTACGGAGTAAATATGGCAACAACTAAAGTATCAGCCTTAGCAGCAAAAACCTCATTAGCAGGTAGTGAGGAACTATTAATTAATGACTCTGGTACTTCTAAGAAAGTAACAGCCACAAA